ATAGATAGTATCCCTGATTATGTTTCAAAAATGGACTGGGTAATTTCAGAATTCACCGCTGATGGGTATAAAGTTGAGCTTTTAGCTGAAAAAGAATTATTTGAAGGCTCCGAAGAACTTAATTAACTATTTAAGAGCTTATAAGTTTCAACTTCATCATTTGCTATGATAAGTTCCGATAAATCAAAATTAACCATACCTCCTATATCGTCACTCAAATCCATATTTTTATTTTGAACTAAACATTTAGCTTGCCCCGGAGGGCCTGAACGAATTATTTTTCCATAATAATTAAAATATTTAGATTTTTCGTTTATTACACGAAAATAATCTCCATCTTTCATACGAAAAATTACAGTTATTTAGCTTTAGTTAATATTTCCCTTTTGTCCGATTTAAGTTTATTCAAAACTGTCTTCATAGAAGAAGAAGCACCACTAAGTCCCATTTGCTCAAACAAATCAATAGAATCTTGAAAAATTATAATAAGTATCCTCAAAAATTTTTGAGAATCTTCTTGCTTTGCAGCATTCTGAAGTTTCTTAGCACCGTTAAGAAATGTCTCAGCCAAAGCCTGGGACATTTCCCAATTCAAACCCTCATCTTTCGCATAATAATTTTTCATTTATTATGATTTATCACCCAATTACGATTTTTGAAATAGTCAGTTACTTTTTGGTGTTCTGTTGCAAATGAAGACCCAGACCCTGCAGATAAAGCTTGAGCAAGATTATTTATTTGACTACCAAATACTTCAGTTTGTTTTTGACCTACAATCCACTGCAAGAGTGCTCTTGCACTAGTTGTCGGTGCTATTTGTTGTTGTTGTTTTTTTAAAACAACACCTTTATATTTAGTAGACTGAGAGCTGGGAGGAGGATTTGAAAGAACATCATTTACTATTCCATTAACACCAGCTTTAAACTTAGCTGGATCAACAATAATTGAATCGATTATATTTTCTTGATCATCAAGATCAATTATATATCCACCTAAATCTTTAGGAGAAGAATAACCACCTTCTAAAAGTTTATTATAGTATCCAGCTTTTGTACTAAATGTGACAGTCTGCAAACCCTTTGAATGTTTGAGCCCAGTGGGATATTTTCCAGAGTCATCAGATTCTGATTTATATAAGCTAGAGTCATATTCTAATTTAAATAGAATCCCTCCTATTAAATAGTTTGATGAAAAAGAGTCTGCTTTTATAGCAAAAGATACGAATCCTTTTTTACCATGAACGTCAAATCCTTTTCCTGCAGGATTTGTGTCATACAAGCCATTAGAAAGCTCCCCGGGTACTACCTGGGCAGCGTCAAAAACGAAAGCATCTCGAACAGAATTCGAAAGAGTTCTATCGCTTGATATTTTAAAAGCGATCTGTTTTATGAGAGAAGCAACGTTTGCACGCTTAATCGGATCTCTTGAATAATCCATGATCCACTGATCCTTTTTCCTTGAGTTTTCTTTATTTTTCCTTGATTTCCTTAAGTCTTCTTTATTTAAATCATATAAAAATTCCTGAACAAATTTATGAGATCTTTCGTCATCACCTTTAAAAAGTATGCTGTAATAAGGAGAAGTTCTAATTTTTTTAAGAAGAAAATTGAGCTCGAGTTGAGAAATAGTCCGAGGTTCAACATCCGATGATTTCAGATGTTCTTCCTCCAATTTGTCTAAATGATCTGATATTAATTCTTTAAGAAGAGTTTTTGCGGCTGCCGGTCCCGGCCCCTTTTTCTTCTCGGGATCGGCTGAAAATATTTTTCGAGCGATGTCAAAAAAGTTCACATATTTAAAACAGCATGAAAGAGTTAACGAAGAGGTTGCATTGGGAAAGGTTGAGAAGAATATCCAGGGTTTGATGCTTGCGATGCTTGGGGATTTTCCAAATCATCTATGATGGTTTCTTTACCTATAACTTCTGTTGTATGAGCAATGTCTAAAAGTTCCGGGACATCTTCTTGGGTTAATTTGTAATTAGAACTCTGTAAACAGTGAGAAATTTGAGAAATAGAACTGATCTCATCCCCAGGGAGGGAGAGAACTTGTATCAAAACATCATGGGAAAGAGATTGAAGATTCGGATTGTTGGCTAATAAGCACCCGATGGTATTAATGGTAAAATGTCGATGTTTTTCCAGAAATTGTTTATATAATTCAGGACTTCGAGAAATAACATCTGCCATGGATTCTGTGAATCCTAAGTTCCGATTATTTGACGATGCATATATTTGACGATATATATCTTTTTGTTCTTCAGACAAATCTTCAGGAGTGGGAATTTCTTCCGTTGCTAAACTTTGGTCTGACTCATATTTCTCATATGCACTTCTACGGGTCAGTCCGGAAAAACTTTTTAATTTCATTTAATTTCTTCTTTGTAGTTCGGAGACAAAATCTTTACCCCGGTAAAATTGAAGAAGGCACCGACCGTCTTGAATATAACTTCTTTAGAAGACTCAGACAGATTTTTCCAAGCTTCTTCTGTGAGATCTGAACAAACATCAACCTCAATCTTAGGAACAAATTTATCTGCAGAAATCTCAAAAGAAAACTTGGAGATCATCCCTAAGAGTCCTGACTCATTTTCAATTTTAATGGTAGGAACCATAGATTCCTTCCGTTTTTTAAGAATTATAAATATATCACCATCTTCAATTAAAATCGATCTCATACTACACTATACACTGAGAACTTCAAAAGTTTTGGCCTCTTCTTCAGAAATAAATATGGCTTTTTTCCCTCTAATATAAATAACTACTTCTTTAGAGTCGTCATTGACATGGAGTTGACATCTCATGATTAACTGTTGTTCCATGATAAAGAAAAAAGCTGCCTTTAATGTGCATCTATTTATGATAAAATTTCTCTTTTCTCCATTAGATCCTGGTTCGGTCGGACCAGGATCTATATTTATAATATAATCACATTCCATTTAATATAAAATACAACTAAGCCCCGGTGAACTAAAGTCCGCCGGGGCTTAGTTGAGAGAGCCCTTTCGGGCTCATCTTCAGCGGGTGATGATCAGACGAACGAGACCGCGGGGATTGAATGCTCCAATCCCAAGGTTCTCAAACATCGAGAATCCGATTGTCCGGTCTTCGGGATTGTCCGCCGAGAGAACCGTAAGCTCCGTACGGACCGGGATCCGACCGAAGTTCTCGGGCTCGCAGCAACAATACACGACACCTGCGGGAACGAGACGCGACACGATGAACTGGGCGTTCCACCCAGTTGCCATCATACCGGTCTTCCAGAGGGACGCCTGGGACTCAATGTCCAGGACGTCGCGACCGAACTTACGGATATCAGCATAATCCGTAGCGTTCAGGTAAACGCGGGCCACCCGGAGATCGTGACGCTCGATCTCGGCGTACGCGTCCGCGAGGACGGCCGGCGAGAGCGGAGCCACAACCGGGATATCCGGGTTCGTCCCGCCCGGAAGCGAGTCGAATCCGTTAACCGCGATCGCATCGAGAATCGAGAAAACTCGATCGTCTTCTGCGGCCTGGATCTGAGCCTTACCAAGATCCTGCATACGCTTGAGAAGGTCGTAGCGACGCTCCTTAACCTGCGTAAGTGGGGCCTTGGGGAGGGCCGCGATCTCGAAAAGCGGGAAAATCACACGGCGTGGCTTAGCCACGGCGGTGATCGACTCGCCTTCCTCACCGATCACGTAAGCGACCACATCGGGGTCCTTATCGTAAATCGGGAGAGCGCCATCCGGAAGCTGTTCAACCAAAAAGGTCTTACGGCCAACGGACGAGTAGTCCCTCCGCTCACGGAGCGGCTGGACCATGGAAGCCGCAAGACGCTTACGTCCTGACGGGCTACCAATGAATTTGTCAACGACTGACTCCTTAACGGAGTTATCAACTGCTTGAACGCCGAACATTTGGTATGCTTTCTCCTTCTATCTATTAGAGATAGAGAGCTATGAAAATTTCGGTGCTGTTAGCATCCGGGGGCGAAATGACAACACCAACACGAGTTACGTCCGGCTCAATGGCCGCGCCAGCCGCGCCAGAACCAGTTGCCGCAACGGTAATCCATTGCGTCTCGTATGAGTCCTGCCAGCGATTGGTGGCAAATCCATTTACGCTAGCGTAAAGGATATCACCGACGTTATAAACTAACGCCGTACCAACAACGCCGCCACCGACAGTCGTCTGGACCTGGGTCTCATAGACCTTCAATCCAATCGAGCCACCGCGAAGGAATGGACCCTTACCGGATGCCACGCCTGGTGTATTCTCATAGGCATTACCCAGAGAATCGTTGATGAACAGACCGAGAGGGCGAGTACGTGCAAAGAATGCACCACCACCCGTAACGGCCGCACCACCAACGGTGTTCGAGCCAATGTCTGGGCGAACAAACGCAATCGACCCACCGAGAACGCCCCGCTTTACGTTAGCAGGAAGCGTCGTCGAACGAGCTGAAGGCGTGATCACCACAGACGGGTTTGCCTGAGTAAACGCATCCGTCGCAAGAACTTCAATTGAGTCCTTTATGAGCGAATACAGAATACGCAGGGCACTTGTTGAGAGGCGAAAATCGCCCGATGCCTGTCCACCAATCGTTCCCATTTTAACCCAGTCTCCTTCGGTCCAAGCTAGAACATACTTTCAATTCTTCCAAAACAACGAATTCAGTCCAACCTAGTTGCGAATTCTATTATTTCTTCTGAACCTTCCAGTTATCCCGCTAAGACCTCCGTCGCTGTTAGAATTATCTACGTTTGAGTATTCAATCTCGCCAGTCTGTCCTTCACTTCCTTTCGGATCATGAAGGACAGACCAGAATTTCACGCGCCTGGGCGCTCCCAGAGATTCTCGAGCGCCGTATCAATGCTCGAGGCCTTGGGCTTAGTGACTTGACCAAGCTTTTTTGCGCCCTTAGCAGAGGCAGTACGACTGATCGAGTATCCACCTTGCTCACGAGCCCGTTGCTCCTGAGAAGCGGCAACGATTTCACGTTGAGCCTGGACCTCAGGATCGTCATTGAACAAAACGTCAAGTGACGATATATGAGGGAGACCTTCTGAGCCGTCATCATCTCCGTCAAAGGAGATGGAGAAATCGCTGGCCATCGCTGGCATGGCCGGTGGAGAAACTTCAGCTCCCGGAGCTTCTTGACCCATTCCCGGAGCTTCTTGACCCATTCCCGGGTTGAGCATTTGGTCCAGCATGGACATCTCTTCAGACGTCAAACCAGTAGCGCATTCTTCATTTTGCGCTTGCTGTTCTTGCTGTTCCTCTTGCTCTTCATCCTGGCCCTGTTGCTCCTGCTGGCCCTGTTGCTCCTGCTGCTGCTCTTCATCCTGGCCCTGCTGCTCCTGCTGGCCCTGTTGCTCCTGTTGCTCCTCTTGTTCATCCTGCTCAGCAAAACGAACCGAGGCAACAACCCGAACCATGGACTTCAGAGTCGGGTCATCAATATTCATGAACAACGTGGCAAGCTTCTCAACGAGATTCTCCGGAGCTTCGTCTCCGAGCATCTTAGCTGAAAGCTTAGTGCAAGCCAATGCACGATTGTAACGATTCGCGGGGGCAAGCGCTGCAGGAGAAGTCTCCTGAATCCGCTTGATCGTCGCCGTTACAACGTTAGGAGGAAGGCACATGAAATCAAGAGCCTGATCTTCAATCAGCTTAGGATTGGCAGTCTTAAGAAGACCACGCGCCAATTGCTCACAAGCCTGAGCCTTACGCTCGGAAGCACTACGATGGTTATCGTACTTGCCTTTGCCGTTCCACTTATCGGCATCTTTGTGATCCCACGTATCATCGCGGAATTCAGCAAAGTTAAGCTCATTACGCTTAACATGGCCGCCTTCGTATTCTTTTTCAATATGAGAATACGGAGCAAGAGATTCTGCCCATGAGTCCGGACTTCCGTTCTCGTATTCAACAGGAGACGGCTGTGGATGCTCCTGGTTCATATTGTAGATATCCGCACGACGCCCTTTCCCTTTCGGGGCAGTGGGTAGTGCATTTGCTGATCGGATCCAAGTTGAACGCTGGCGCATGTTCAGTTCGCCTCCTGAGAGACCGAGTTTATCAATGTCTTAAAACTATTCACGGTTTTGCCTGATAATTTCGAAATTGTCAGAAACCGCTGCTTATCAAATTTCATCATGAAAAGTCCATCAATTGGAAATTGCAAAAGACGCAATTTTCCCCTTCCAAATAAGAAACTTAGACTCTTTATTAGAGACGTTTCTTCCAATCCTAACTCTGCAAGCTGCCAAATAAGATTTTGGGCTTGGATACTTGATGATCGGCCCGGCAGACATGACTGCTTTATATAAAATTGGACTATAAACTTTATTGTTTATTCGGTCTTCAATCCAAGAAAGTGCGACTAAATCACGTGGATTCATTTTGTTTGCACGAATGGATTTTACTCCACCTTCATGTACAATTTTATAAGCTCGAGTCGCCCATTTAACCAACTTAACATTTTTCGGGAAAGCCTTCTGAAGCTTTCGATTAAAATCTATTGAAGATCTGACTAGATTGTCGTTTTCGTTAGTTAAATCAATAGGAGCTTGTACAAATCCGACATCTTCCGGCTTTGGACCGAGTTTATCAGTTAAGGATTTAACAATTCCCTCAAGCAAAAGCTCTTGAGTTTTGTTTACAAGTTCATCAATCTTAGATTCAGCCCCGGAGTCTGATGATTCATCACCCTGATCTTGAGATTGATCTTGAGAATCCGAATCATCTTGGGCGGAATCATCTTGGGCGGAATCATCTTCTTGCCCTTCTGCAAATCTAACTGAAGCCGCTTTCTTCAAACCGTCAGGTAATGGTTGAGATGAACGTATTTCATAAACTTGAGAAGCAACATCAAGTTTAGCCGCAATTTGATCCGTGTTGGGATTTAATATATTTCGACGAACAGCTCCACGGAAGGCAGGGTTACGAACCCAAGAAGCTTCAATAAATTGATTAGAATTTGGCGAACTCACATGTCCGACAAGTTCAGCAATTTTACTGTCCATCCCATTTTCATCTTTGAAAATGGTTCCTTTTCCTTCATATTGAATACACGGACAAAGTTGAGTGTCGTCAGCAGCTACGTTCCCACATTTCGTACAAATAGTAAAAAGAGAGACACAACCCATTGAAAGACCAGAAATATCCCCAGATAAAATATCATTAACTAATTTTTGATGTTTCCTATCAGTAGCGACTAATATATCTATATAGCAAGTATGACCTAAATCACGGGCAATAGCGTCAACAATAAATCCCTTTGAGAGCTCTGGAACTTGTATATGCTCTAAATAATTTTGAGCACCTATGAAGGTTCGATACGTAGAAAGAAGCAAAGAACGATCCCAGGCATCTCCATTATTATTGATTAATTCTTGACATTCTTTATTGATCCGGAAATTCGGATATCTGACATCAATTTGGATTCCCTGGGCCATTTGACGCCCAGTCTTAGCATTTTTCGGAGTAAAAGTATCAACTGATGCGACTATAGTCGCATGACTTAAAAGAAACTGCTTCGGGTCAGCCTTACGTAAAACTGTTTTAGCTACTCGAGTTATTTGAGATTCAGGTACGGCCCCCTCGTTATTACGACGGAGTTCATCCATCCACTCATCAAACTGAATATTATTATGAGTAACTATAGCTTTAGCGGTCTTTTTCCAGGCCATGTTCCTGGAAAAACCATACTATTAAGAATTGAAATCCAAGGCTAAATTGATTATGGGTATGAGCTTCTTCCTCAAAGAAGGGTCTTCAGAAGCTTTTCTAGAAAGTTGTTTTATGATGGAAGAAGTAGTAGAAGCCTGTTTTTCTTCTTTGATCATGGGTCCGACAGCTTTAAAGAATTCTCTTAAAGACTGGATGGTTTTATCTTCGTCTCCGAGATTTTCCCGGAGCATATCAGAATAATGCTCAACAGTTTTCTTGAGATTTTTCGGCTTGGCATCGGACTTCTCCTCATCACGAGGGAGCCAAGCCCCGGGTTCTTTTAGGTGATCACGGAAACCTTTTACGAACTTCTCTCCACGCTTAATTAGGCCTTTGGACTTTTCGAAAAGTTTTTCAAGATTTTTCCTGACAGGCTTACCTTTTTCTGTCTCTTTAAACTCTTTTAGGAAATTATCAATTTCACCTAGTAACTCATTCTTTTCACGGGATTCCGCTTCTATGTAAGCAGAAGCATCGCCCCAATCATCTTTGCCTTCAACAAAATCATCCATCCGACTCTCATCCATTTGATAGGACGGAGCCATAGATTCAGATTCTTCTGATTTTGGTTCGGCTTTTGGCTTTTTCTTGAACTTGTTCTTAACCCAGTCTTTAATACCGGCAGTATCTTCTATTTCAGCTATACGGGAAGCAATACTGCTAAATTTAGAAACTTCTATTCTTTCAGCCGCTTCATCTAATTCATTAATTTTATCAAGTTCTTTAGTAAACCATTCATCAATTTCTTCAACGTCTAAATTATCAAGAGCCTTCTTGATATCTTTATTGACTGATTTTAGAGAATTTACGAGAGTCTGAAGACGCTCTTCAAATTTTTGAACGTCAGGGTTTACGACAGAAATCTTCTTAAATTTAGTTATATTAATAAGATTCTTTCTCAGAGATTCCCCGAGAACAGGGTCAATCTCATTCGAAATCTTAAGAAGATTTTGCAAATTCTGATTCACATACTAAACACAAATCAAAGTTCTATTAAGTTTTCTTATTTTATTACATATTTTACACACTCTTTCATTATTTGATCTTAAATATGCATCATGTAATGAATGTCCGTGTTTACAATGAGTCTTAAGAGGAATCAAAGATCTAGTTTTAACTCCCTTAGCTATTGACTCTTGGCTAAGTTTTCTATCTTTTGAAGTCTCAGAGAGTTTTTTGCGAGTTTCAAATGAACAAACTCTGTTTTTACTTGAAATAGATATTTTTTCACGAGACTCATCATTTAAAACATAACTTTTTCTAAAATTTACTAATCTAAATCTATTTTCAGGTTTAAAACATATTTTCTTAGCATTTAAGCTTCTTTGTAGTTTAGCTTCTGGTGTATTACAAGAAGCTTTTTGAGATATTTTTGATTCTAATATTTGAGATTTTTTAAAAGCTAGTTTAAGACTATTTAAACCTTTAGACCTAAATTCCGGATTTTTCCACAATTCTTTACTAATGACAGATTCCAACGCTTCTCCATAGTTTGAGAAGTAAGCCCTATGTATTTACGGCCTGATTCAATATGAGTATGACAATAAACTGTCCAGATTTTCACACTTGAACGGTGTCATAAAACTTCTATTTTACAAGATCACCGGGATGTATGGAAAATCCGCAGTTTCTACACTGAAGAACACGTTTTCCCTGACGGTAAACTCTTGGCTTAATGGAGCCTGGAGTCCTACATCGAGGGCATTTCAAGTCTCCTGAATTTTTTTCTTTTTGAGTTACTTTATATTTTCTTTTATTATTCTTATAGTATATGGAAAGCCTGCGACTATGTTCGTATAAATTTGAGACAGTTAAACGAACCGTGTCGGTCCCGAATTGATCTCCGAAAATAGAATGGAGACTCGTAAAAGCTTGTATTTCGTTCTTCCCTTGACGCCAAGCTTTACAGGCAGAACGCCAAATAGGGCCAGTAGCTTCCTCAAAACGAGAAGCCACTCGAGAAGCTAGAGACTTACGCCACTTGTCATCTTCTTTTAAAGTCTGTTTATCATCAATGTTTCTCGCTCCTTCCCAGGAGGAGTAACTTTGATCAATTAGCATTGGAGGGAAGAACTCCAATAATTCCATATTGAGCCGAACAAGCTGGGACGGAGAGTCTTGTTCGGCCCCCCATGGCCATTGGACAGAAACTTTGCCTGTATCTGGGTTTGAATAAAGAACCCGTCCAGCATAAGGAGACAAAAGTAGATCGTGGAGATCTGAATGACGAACAAAATCACCCGTGTGAAATTCACGGGCTAAAAGTTGATCGTCAACAAAGGCTCTCCGGAACATATTTTGCTTCCCTTGATGGGATGATCAGGGGGCCCAAGTTTTAGACGAACCCTGACGCGTGCTCTTCCCGGACGAACCGTGCTCCCAAGAAGGTTGCTTCTTGGTCTTATCGGTCCATTCGCTCAGATCACGAACATCATATTCATTCCGGTTCTCTACCACAGATGAACGGTCCGTGTCATAAGTGTTAATTTCCTTCGAATTAAAAGAAGGACCGATCTTCTTCATGTACGGCTCATCAGGCTCTGTCTGAAGAGGACCGACAGTGTTTTCAAAAGCCTTCATGTATGGCTCATCGTTATCCTGCTGGATAACCTTCGCCTTGCGAGATGCGAGATTCTTCGCACCAAAAGCCGTAACCTCAAACTTATCCGCAAAAGAATCGATATTCTTGATAACCTGAGCGGCTACCTTCGGATCAATCTTCTTGGATTTTATGAGGGTCTGGATCTCGTCAGCAGTGCGATCGAGAGCAGTTAAAATTTTGTTGGCCGTAGTCTTGTCCATTGAAATCTCCGTCCTATTTGGCTTCAGCATAGAAGCCCCATCAATCACCAGTTTCCGTCTTCCTTCGTAAGGATAACCGAAGAAACCTTCTTCTTCTTTTTCTTCTTAGAAGTTTTCGGCTTATTCTTGTCCTCTTCCTTCTTATCTTTCTTGCCTTTCAAGAAAGCTGGAGGAACGGGCTTCTTTTTCTTACTGGGTTTCTTTTTCGCTGCCAAGATGACAGGAAGAAGAACCCGACGAATCCCTGGATTATTATGGGCTAGACGTATTAAAACGCCAACCCCAACAGTTGCTTCCGAAGCCTCTTTTGAAGAGGGTTTAACATCTTTACTGAGTTGGTCTATCATGTCTTTTATCAACTTTTCAATGTCTTCCGAGTCAATATCCTTCGGATCATCAATGTCATCTTTAAGAACCTTCTGCATGTTCTTAAAGGCCTTCTCTATTTCATCTTCAGATATATCTTCTAAGCCTTCTAGGGCTTCCATTATAGCAATTTTGTGATTAACAGAAGCCTCTTTTTTACCTTTATTTTTTTTCAAAAAATCAGCAAGACTTCCTAATTCTTCAAAAGCCGAAACAAAATCGTCAATATCTAAACTATCTAAAGCTTCCTTAAGATCGTTTATGGTCTTTTGAGGATTATGCTCTCCACCTTTAAAAACATTTTGTTCTGTTTCATCAAGTATTTCTTCATCCTCCCTATTAAACCCAGAATCTTTTTTATCTTTTATATTCTTCCCACCCTGCTGCTCTTGCTGCTGGCCTTGCTGCTCCTGTTGCTGACCTTGCTGCTGGTCCTCAGCAGTTCTTCCAACTAAAGAACGCAGATTCTTTACGATCTCGAAGGCAGCCTTCGGATTATCATTACGTATATCACTGGCTATGCGAAGTATGTTCTTGATCTGATTTTGCATGATCGATGCGCTCCGTCTGGAACCTTTTTCCACAGGGAAAACAGTTTCTGAAAATGAATCGTGACCCCACCCAGCAAGTCTGTTCAATAACATATCATATGTTTCTGCGTCTATCTTACTCTGATATAAATTATCATCGCCGGTCTGAATGGATATATCTAAAGCTGCCCTCTGCTGGGCATCAATAGAACCATCATCCCATCCATATTTAAACCAATCCTCATCTAATAATTCCTTAGCAAATTTAAGTATAGATTCATATTGAGGTTTACCGAAATATCTCTTATGATAAGATTTATATCCAGTATTAGTTGGACCAGAAGGATGGCCCTGTTCAACCAATCCATGGAAAGTTGCCGTCTTAACAGACATTGGTCCTGAAACAGAAGCTTTATTAGAAGCTTGTTTACTCTTTCTCATTAATCCGTTATACATATTTTCTGCTTCTTTAGGTAGTTTACCATATTTTTTAGTAATTTTATCTCTAAAGTTTTCCATCAACAGAAAGGGATCAACTTCAGATTTTTTCTCTTCATTCTTAAGATTAAATAAACTCTCAACACTTTTTAATAATTTACCATGACCATCATCCCATTTCCATCCTTCTTTCCCTTCATGGGTTTTAAATTGTTCAGCAGCTTGATCCCAAGCTTTCATGAAAGCTTGGGTATCAGAAATCAATTCTGATTCTGACTCTATTTGTTTTCTTACAACATCAATATCCTTTTTAAGGGAAAGATTTTTAGCATCAACATTAGGATTTTTACTTAATTTTTGGAAGAGGGATGCTATGGTTGCAAATATTAATAAATCTCCGGGTCTAATTTTATTGAAGGAATCAGACCCGTGTTCAGAATTTTCAATTATTTTATTATGTAATTCTTCAACATCCGGGCTAGTTTTGAAAAAAGAAGCGTATAACCAAGTTGGTATAGAATCCCCCATATCTTCAATACGATCATTTAAAGCGTTTAAAATATTATATTTAATACCAAATGAAAGAGAAGAACCCTCTGGCCATCTTCTCTCAACTAATGATAGGATTTCTCCAACATCATTTGTTTTAGATAATTTATTACGAAGCTTACCATCTAAAGCGTCAGACTTTATTTCATCTAATTTTTCTTCATTGAGTTCGGTATTTTCAAATTCTTCAGCGAGTTTTGGAGAAACTCTCTTAAATTTAAAAAATAGATCTTTTTTCTTCTTACTTATATCTTTCTTATTTTCTACTTTCTCTTCAAGGATTTCTTCCGGGCTTTTCTTGCTTTTTTCTTCTTTTTTAATATAACTTAAAGCCTTACCTAATTCAAAATCAATTATGTCCCATTTCTTTTCTTTAATATATTTACCAAATGGTATATCGTATGTATTTTTAAATAATTTTAATTTTTCAGGGTCAAGTTTTTCTAATTTGTCTACTACATATTTATATTTATATTCAAAGGATTCATTATCATGAATCCTTCCAGGGTATTTAAGAATGTCTTCAAATTTATCAGGTTCATCAGCAGCTATTGTAGTAGAAATGAAAACTCTTAAGGCCAAATCGGCTAAAGAGGAATTTTTCATAGATAGATCTTTATCCCCAGATTTAGTATCTGAGTCGTCAGTTTTCATCCTTTTTCTTCTATTATCAAATTTAGGACCTTTTCTCGGGGCAGATTTTCTACTTGGAGCAGGCTTCCGTCCTATCAGTCTTTCGACTTCTTTTTCTTCCTTTTCGCTCGGACTCAATGAAGAATCGGATTGTAAAAATCGCATGCCGGTACATAATCAATATTTCACAACAAGCTTAATTCTAGCCCTCCTCCTTTTCAGCAAACCGATCTCCTTTTTTAGTTACCGTTTTTAGTCCCATATTTTTGATAAGTCTCTCTTTAACATCAGTTTCTTTAGCTATTTCTTCACCAACCGATTCAAGAATTTTCGTTATCAAATCATTAAACTTAGAATCATTCGGGGTAAACATATCTTTCTTGAGTTGAGCAGAAGCTTCATCAGAATCAATATTGAGGAGATCAAGAATAAAAGAAATAGGTAAAGACCCTTTTTGATAAAGATTAAACATGAAATCCTGAAGTTCAGTATTGTCGCGGAGAGCTAAACGAGTAAATTGTAATTTAGGATATAGAAGATTCCTATTTCCATATTCATCCTCTTCAAAGAAACCCTTCTTTTCAGCCACCGGGGCAAATAAATATTGCTCAACAAATTCACATATAGTTTCACGATATAGCAGATACATAGTGTTCATAACATCTAAATGAATTCTTTCTCCAGAATATGAAGACTCCCCGGTGAGCATAGGTTCAGTGACTCTAAGCCCAATCATGAGAAGTTTGTTGTTTATTTCATACTCCGTCCCGAGATCGAGAAGACGGTCTCTGGATCCTATCTCGTCCCAATGGACTTCAAAGTTCGTTATGATGCTAAAATCAGGATCTATTAGGGCTTGGTCTACTTGGTCTCTTAAGTCATCAACGTCTGTAGAGCTCATCTTATCCGCCCAAACAACACGTTTGGGCGTCATAGCACGACTCGCTATACTCGTCTGAGACTGACGAAGTTTATCACTATATAGGAGAGTTCTTAAGCATCTCTCGAGAATTGAAATACCACGATCATCATATGGACTTTTCTTATGCGCTAAATGATAACAAAAAGAAGAACAGAAAAAGTCATCATAAGGACTGGAGTTTAACGGTATTGGCTGACCGTTAAGAAGATTTTCCCTGATCTGTTCAGGGATATCATCTGCGATACGAGCAGCCTCCTCATCATGCTGTTCTTGGGCTCTTAAGACAACTAAACGATCTTTTTCAGATGGTATGAGCTCCATCTTAACTTTGTTCGTATATTGAAACACCTCAAGTTTAACTTGTTCCGGGGGTAAAATTTGAAGACGTTGCCATCCTTCATAATGTTTTGCAACATAATCTTTGATAGCTGAAATTTGTTCAGATTGAGATTTTGGTTCTCTTACTACTTCAATACGTTTTTGAGGCCTCCCGGCATAATCGACTTCTCCGACCTCTTCCTGTTTTACGTCAACAAGCATTTCTTCAGGAATATCAACTTCCTGATCTTCACAAAAAACAAACACATTCCCGTGTAGCCAGTATTCATGAGTAGCATCATATAAAGTCTGAAAAAGCCTCAGACGTTTACACATGTTCTCGTAAAAATGTTGAATCTGACGATTTCTTTTCATGTCTTTCCCTTTAGGAAGGGAAAGACGAACCTTGCTCATAGGAACATCTGTATGAAAATCTATGGCTGCTCCAACTATAGGGTGGGTATTGTACCAAAAACGAAAAAGTTCTCTTTTTTCACGTTCTGATTGGGGGAGTTCAAGGAAATCTGTAGATAACTGCGGGCTATAAAAAGAAAAATCAGCATTGGTTATGGAAGAACTTCCAGCGTTCCCGAAATTCCCATTCCCACCACCACCAGTTGCTAAACGAATAGACTGAGACATCTCACGACGAGCTTGTTTCTCTAAACGAGTCAAGCGCCTTTTCGGCACTTCCTGTTCATCAACGTGTTTAATGACTCTTCCGCCACTAGTTGTTTGAGCAGCAGGGTTAACCCCTATTTTTTTCTTACTTGCCATTATTCAAATACCGATTCTTCAGGTATCCACGAAGAATCCTTATGAGAAGCGCAAACCTTTTCCATATCTTTAGAGGTCTTGGAAAGCTGGGATTTCATAGATTGTATAGATTTTAGAAAAGTATCTAAATGAATTCTTTTATCAAACCTAAACCGTCTTAGATTCCGGTCCGATTTAATAGTTCTTTCCAACCTTGAAAGATTAATCATAATATTATTTAATGAGGAGTCTTGGTGATCAATATCAGATTGAACACTTTTAAGTGCTGAGAGTATTTCTTCGACTTTTTCTTGGATTTCGAGGTTATTAGCGAGATTATTCTTAACCACGGACAACCTTACCAATTTAGAAATTCTTTAAGGTCAGACGGGTCATCCGATCTAGATCTTTCTTTCATAAAAGAGTCTATAGAATTCTCAAGAGCTTTAACGCTATCCATATCCCCGTCCATAAGAGCTTGCCAAGAGCCGCCATTTTTCACAAAGTTAACACACAACTCTAAAAATTCTTCATCGTCAAATTCTTCATCACCCCAAGTATGATCTACTACTTGACGAATTATCCGCCAAGCAATAGTATCCTTAAGACCTAAATCATCCATCAACAGTAATGGAGCATAAGCAATTCAGCGACGTCGCTGAATTCTAGGAGGAATTCTTTCCCGGACAACTCCATGCATCCTGTTCCTCATTTTCAAATATTGATGATAACCGGTAGACGGCCCGCCTGGGGGTAAATTTGACATAGTGACGTTATGTTCCAATATACCAGGGTTAGCTTTAATATACTCCGAAGCTAAAAGAACACTTCGAGCTATAGAGTCAGACTGATCATCGTGTTTTCCAGGAACCTTCGGAGCTTCTACTATAATTATATTTTTACCTTCAGAAGAAGCCTGAAGTTCAAGAATTTCTGAGATTAACGGAGAATGACGAAATACGGAAGCACTAGCATCAAATGATATAGCTTCAGGAACAGGCCAGTCATATAGTGCTAATTGTTTATTGTACATAAACATTTTGAATGTCTGATACATATTAGAAGAATCAGTTGGAAAGAAATTTCGTTGTTCAAACTGAGTCAGACCATTTTTATGTAACGCCTGCTCAAAAACGGGACCTGCCCATTGATCAAAAATTCCTTTATAAATAAAGAAATTTTTAGCAAGAATCTTTAGCCACTCAGATATGGCATCGAGGTCTAATCGGTTTCTGTCTTGAAGAGTTAACGCATAATCTACAAGAGGATGCTCTAGATGTGGGTTTGATTCTTTCCATTTCTTTTTTGCATACCAAACTTCATGATATGCAAGTTCAATTTTCCCATTATTTAAATGAGTTATAGATACACTAGTTCCGTCGTTAACTATTCCAAAGTCTACCCCGGCAAAGTGAGGCTTTCTCGGAATCCCACGAGTTTTAGGACGAAGGTCAGGAATTATGCAATCGGTTAAATCTTTAGAATCTTCTATCCAACCACGAACACGGTCAGAGAACTCAGACCCAAATTCAGTTCCAAATTTCTTCGGATCTTTACTATATTCAACTTCATAATAATCACTGGAAATAGTTGGATTCACTTCCCAAGTCGGAGCTTGAATCATAAGCATATTTCTAGAGGCCGGAGAGTTTTCCATAGAGGTTTGATATAATTTATAAAAAAACCCTTCTTTAGCATCGGGAGATGAAATAGAAACAACTTTTCCGTCAGATGGGCCTAGTGGAATATGTCTATTAATCGGGTCTTTAGGAGAAAATGCAGCAGTAGAAGGAACAATCGCTCGGTAAACTTTTTCTCCGGAAGAGTTACCCTTATCAACAAAGAATGCAAGCTCGTCTAAAATTAAAAGAATAGTTCCGCGACCACGGAGGCCTTTAGCAATAGAACTCTTGAAAGTAGCTTTTAAAGTAGCTTTTCCACGTTCTCCGAATTTTTGTCTATCAGCATCAGTTCTAAATCTAATATATGTTTGAGTAAAATTAGCTCGAGCAAATTTAAAGAAATCCATCTGCTCAATATGACCACTCATTTCGTTATATACGATAGAGGCTTGATCTTTATCGTTAGCAACACAAAAAAGCAATATTTCGTTACCAGCAGGAAGACCGTAATAAGCTTGAGGGTTTCCCCGACAAAGAAGCTTATACATTTCGTAAACTGCAAAAAGAGCACTTAAAGTACTTTTACCGGAACGCCTTCCGAGAACTAAAATTAACTCATTTCGAATTCGTTCATCTTGTTCTTTAATATTGCAACGACCTTGGTCGTGTAAATAATGAAGATACTCAACTTCAGTCAAATTATAGAGAGTTTTAGTATTAAATCTATCAGTTATTTTAATAGTTTTTTCTTTATCTTCTAAGGGAATACTATAATATAATTTGACTAAAAATTTTTGAACCGGAAAAAGTCCATAAGGTAGGAGTTTAAACCTTTCAATGAAATCAATAATATTTAGAAAATTTGAATCTTGTTCGGTTCGAGCTCGAGAAGATCGTTTTTTATCCAAGAAACCAGATATGGTTCCCGTTAAAACGCTTTGTTCGATCTTCTCTACACTAGGCATAATAAATTTTCCATTTTATATTTCTTCATAGAATTGGAAATTTTTAATCGCGTTTCAATAGAGATCGATTTTCCAGTATTTATTTTCGATAAATTCAATTTAGTTTCAAAACTCAAAATCCTGCCTTTAGTCGCTTTTGATCTCTTAACCTTAGAATCTGATGTTGCCGCAATAGATTTTTGAATATTAGACATTCTTAATTTCGATTCTACAGTATGAAATTTTCCAGTATTTGATACTGCGATTTTTTTCCTGATTTCAGAGTTTAATATTTTTCCTTTACCAGCGATAGATATTTTTTTCTTCGTATCTTCATTCATAACGTGGCCCATTAAAGAAGCGGATATTTTAGCTTTTGTTTTTGGGGTTTTACGAAGTAATGGTAACATCTTCGCTCTATACTCTGGTCTATCCCAAGGATTTTTTATTTTATTTGATTGATAAAATCCGCCTCCTTTCATTATATTAAAACCCTTTTCTGGGTTTCTAGTATCAAATTCTAAAATTTTCTCTTTTTCTAATTCATTAGCTTCTTCCAAAGTTAAATTTTTTCCTAAAATTTCATGGGAAAATGCATCCTTTCCATATTTTCTAATTGCATTCGAAAAATGACTAGTTATATAAAATTTCCCATTCTTTATCTTATTTGCGGAATAAACATGTCTGTTCCAC